GTCGTCAATACACGCCTGCACGTCCGGGAACCGCTCCACGAGACCGACCACCTTCGCCACGAGGGGGCGGAACGTCATGGTCGCCGCCGGCGTACCGTCCTCGTCCTCGAGCAGGGTGATCCACCCGGCCTTGGCCCACGCCCTGATGTCCGGGATCTGCTTCACCGTCACCGACGCCGCGGGGAGGTAGGTCCACCGCGTAAAGACCCGGTATTCCCGCTTCCCGTCCTCCCTCACCCGGGCGGCGACGGGGACCGCCGTCGTCAGGTCCCGCGTCCGCGCAAGGTCGATCCCCACGAACACGGACCACCCTTCGTCGGGGTCGAGATCCTCGATCCGGAGATCGGGGTGGGCAAGGGCGTTCCACCGGGCGACGTCGAGGAAGGCGTTAGCCGTCTGCTGCCACCAGCCGAGGTGCTTAACCTCTAGCGAGGGCCGCTCGCTGGGCGTCTCCCGCATTGTCTGGAGCGCGCTCTTGAGGCCAGCGATCGAGACCGACACCCCAAGGTTCGGGTTCGCCTGCCGCCACGTCTCAAAGTCGAGCGGGTCCCGCTTCCGGTCCGCCTCCACGATCAGCGCGAACGTGGACGGGGAATCCGTCCCGCCCTCGAGGATGGTCCGCGCCCGGCTGTAGAGCTGCCACCCGAGAGCCCCGGGCGTCATGTCGTTGCCGGCCGTCGAGATCCCCAGCAGGAGCGACCCGTCCACCTTGTTCGCCGCGGTCTTCAGGTTGTCGTAGAGCTTCCGGTTCGCCTGAACGTGGACCTCGTCCAACACGACGAGCGTGGGCCGGATGCCTTCTGCCGATCGGTGCTCGGAGGAGATCGGTCGGTAGATCCTCCCGTCCCGACCTCCCTTGATCTTGTGCTCCTCGACCTCTAGCCCGAAGTGCGTGGCGATCGACTTCCGCCCCGCAGCCGCAGCGGCATCGATGTCGAGCAGGAGCATTTCGCGCGCCGTATCGAACACGAGCCGCGCTTGGTCCTGGGTGGTCGCCGCCGAGTAAACCTGCTCGCCGCCCTTCCCCACCATGAGGACGCAAAGAGCAATCAGGGCCGCGAGGGGCGTCTTGCCGTTCCCCTTCGGAAGCCAGATCGACGCCTCCCGGAAGCGCCGATCCCCGGTGACCTCGTCCACCCACCCGAACAGCGTGCGTATGACCCACACCTGCCACGCCTCGAGGTGGAACGGGGTCCCGCGCTTCGGCCCGTCACCCGCGAACGGGAACCGCTCCGCCCGGCGGCAGAACTTGTCCCCCTCCTCGGCAGAGAAGACGAACCCGTCAGGCGGCTTCTCGAGGTCGCGCCGCTGCCGCTCGATCGCGGCACGGAAGATCGGCGCCGTCGGGAACCGCCCCGCTAGGACATCGTCCTCGAACCGGATCGCGATCGCGCTGTAGTCCCGGTCCGGCCTCTTCGCCTTCCGCGGCCTGCGGGTCGCGGTCGCTGGAATCACTCCACGTCCTCGAACCCGCTTTCCTCGTCCTCACCACTCGGCAACGGCGCCACCGCGCGCCGGCTCTGCGGCGACAACCCCAATTGCTTCCAGTAGTCGAGCTCGAGACGGAGCAGCGCGTTGAGAGCCGTCGGCTTGTAGTCGGGATCGATCAGGGCCGAGTCCACACGCGCGGACACCTGCGCCGCACGCGCGGCCACCGGCAGATCGGACGCCGACACCGTGCCGAGAGGGAGCGCGGCCGCACCCAGACGCCGCCACCACTCAGCCTCAACGGGACCCCACGCGTGGGGCGGGTCGGGCCACTCGGCTAACGCCGGCGGGGTGGGCGGACGCGACCCGTCATGGGGCCGGATTGACACAGTCTAACCTCCTGATTTCTCGGGGGCTCGAATTTCTGAGGGCGCCTCGCGCTCGGAACCGACGTACACACGCGGTTGCTGACCCCCCTCCCCTTTGGGTGTCTCGGGTCCCCGCGGCCCCACCCGTTCGGGTGTGTCGCCCCTATAGGGTGAGGCATTGCCACCCCACCCGCTCTGGTCTGTCGCGGTGCGTCGCGAGTGGCATGACTTGCATAGGGGACGCAGGTTGCTCCACCGCAGCTTGAGTTCTGGGGCCTGCTTGACGCTGACGACGTGGTCCGCCTCGGTGGCGGGGTTGTCGCACTTGCCCTCGGTGTAGCCCCAGCCCACGCAGCGTGGGTTAGCGGCGAGGAACAGGCGACGGCATGCAGACCACGCAGAGTCGTATCCCCTCTGTGCCGAAGTGGGTCGGCCCTGCTCTACCTCTCGCTGGTAGCGCTGCGTGGCCGCCTGTGCTGCGTGCTTGGCGCACCTACCCGAGGACACGAGAGCCCTGCATCCGACCTTGCTGCATGGACGTAGGGCTCTAGGGGGCATGGCTACCGCATCTCCCGCGCGTGTGCCCGCGGTCAAGACGTGGTGCGTGTAGCGACACCCATGTCGAGGAGCGTGGAAGCGGGGACGCCGCAGTAGCCGCAAAGAAGGCCGCCGCCGGGTCCACTGTAGTCGGGCCACCAGATGCCCTCAGCCGGACGCTTCCAGAAGTAGACGGGAGCGCCGCGGATGAAGCGCCGCTTACCCATGGCGCCGCAGTTGCCGGGGCGGGGTTGACGGTCGCCGTCGATGTGGGGCTCCGTCACCCTTACCCCTCCCGCAGGAAGGCGGCGAGGCGGCAGTCGGGGGCGTGCGTTCCCGGGATAACCTCCGAGTCCTGGCGCTCCGGAACCCAGCGCACCGACGCATCCGCCGTACATGACGGGCACGACCATCCGCCTTGAGTGTCGGGGCCGACCCACTCCAGGCCCCGCAGCAGCGCAAGCATCTCCTCCCGCTCGGATAGGAGGGCGGGGACCGCGGCGGCGAGGTCATAAGCCCACGGCGCCCCGTCGCTCTGCCACTCGGGATCGTCCTTCTCGATCTCCCGTGTTGTGAGCAGCGCCCTCCACTCCTCGATCTTGTCCTTGGGGATCATCCCTGGTCCTCCCCTGTCCACCAAAACGACAACATGTTGCCCATTGCGCCCCATGCCTCATCCCACGATCGCGACATACCGACCACGCCGACAAACACGAACGGAGACACCAGCGTCACGGTGACCGCGAACGGCAGCCGACACAGAAACCGCAGAACACTCCACGCCATCGTCACGTCCTCCAGTCCGACCCGTGGATCATCCCTGGTCCTCATCGTCGTCGTCGTACCACCCGATCGCCGCCAACGTCTCTGATAGCGATGGGTTCGAGAACCTAACCGCGTGCCCCTCGGCCCCGGCAGCGAAGAAGAAGGAGCCGTGGTCGTCGGCCACGTAGTCGCCGGCCCCGGGGTCCCGTGCCACTCGCCGCAGGACCACCCCGTCGGTCAGGTCGAACACGGCTGTGCTGTTGGCCGGCCATCCATCCAGTACGACAACCCCGTCCCGCACCGTCCTAGTTGTATTGGGCATCCCTCACGTCCTCCAGTCCGACCCATCGTCGGGGGTTAGTCTAGCGACCTCCTGCATCGGATCCACCCTCACTACCTCGTCGTCCTCGAGACCCACGAGGGCTCGAGCTCGCTTCGCCATGCGCTGTGAGTTGCTGAGCACCTCGGGAGCCATGGTGCTGGGCGGCGGCACGAACCCCGGAGCCCGCGCCACGTTCTCCTCGCCCACTGGGCACCCTCGGCACTCGTCGAACCGCGGGCACCCCTTGCCGCCGCCCGAGGGCCAGATCCGGGATCGACGGACCAGGCAGTCCTCGATCGCCATGTGGCCCTTGAGACGGGAGCAGAAGAACACGCTATCGAGCCCGGGGAGCCGGGGGTAGTCGTCGGGCGGACGCTTCGACCGCCTCGGGGAATCGATCAACGCGGAGAGTAGCTTCTCGACGGTCGCCAGGTCGCGGGCCTTGAGCCGCACCCGAGCCTGACGGAGGCTGAGTCTCTCCGCGGTGCTCAGCATCAAGGAGACCTCCGCCGCCGGTACCGCTTGCCGTCCTTGAGCTCGCTCGTCGCCATGGTCACCCCTACGCTGGCCCCGCGTCCTTGTGTTGCCGCAGCCTCACGGCGTCACCTCGACCACCTCGATCTCGACCCGAGGCGCGTCCGTGTCCTTCAACTTGTCCACCTCCAGCCGGATCACTTGCCGATCGTCCTGCCAGACGATTCCGTTTAATGCATCCAACGTGGGTTTAATGGCGCCGTCGATGTCGTTCCGAGCCGTGGGGTACGCGAACCAGATCCTCGCCTCGACGTGGCCGGTGAGCATGTCCCGTCCCCGCATGGCCCGCTTGGCCGCCATGACGACGGCGTCCCGGTAGACGTTCGCCTCGGGGGACTTGTAGACGCGGCGGCCTCGACCCACGCGATAGGTGGCGTTGACGCCCACGGCGCAGCGAGGGACGCAGAAGCGGATCGAGGTCATCGACCGCCCCCAGACTTCAGGGAGCGGATCGCCGCCATGACCTCGCGATCGCACTCCTCACAGCAGGTCATCGCCGCCTGCGCAGCCCTCTCTAGCGCCTCGTCCTCGGCCGCACGGATCACGTCCGCGTTACACTGGGCGCACGCGAACGCCTCGTCACCGCCGCCGGCATCGTGCCGCCCGCCGCCGGGGCACCGCTTCCACGAGAATTCGGCCGCCCTCTCCTCTGGGGTCATCGCCTCGCCCTCCGAATGACCTCGAGTAGGTCCTTGACCTCGCACGGCTTGCCCTCGCGCATGGCGCTACGCAGGGCCGCGGACGGCTGAGGCGGGAACCGGAGCAGCGCGTCCATCGTCCGCGCCTCCTTGCGCGTAAGCGCCAACCTCTTGCCCCTCCTCCGCTCCACCCACGCCCACGCAGCGGTGATGACGCAGCCAATCGCCACCCCCACGACGGCGCCGAGGAGAGCGGCGAGGAGAAGGTTCCGGGCGATCTCCCAGAGCAGGGGCAGGGTCATGGCGCGAGCCTCCCGAGGGCGCGGAGGGCGGAGAGAAACGGATCGAGGTGCTTGGGGCAAAGGTTGTGATCTGGGTTATCCCAGCACATCACGCAGTAGACGGCCCCGTCCGCCGCCGTGAGCAGGTTCGCCAACTCCCCCGCCTCCAGCGCCTCCGTCGGTATCCCCGCCACCGCGTTGACCGCGGCCACTATGCGGCGCCAGTTCCGCTCACTCGGGCATACCCAGTTGCCGTTGCGGTCCATGAAGACGGTCCCGCCCGCCTCGGGGTCCCACGCCCACGGCTCCGGCGAATGCCTGGTCTCGCTCACGCCGCCCTCCCCATCCGCCGGCGCCACTCGCCGTAGTCCCGGGTCACGTCCGTCAGCCCTGCGTCGAACCTCACCGCCCTCTCCCCCATGCGGAGAGCCGAGGAGATGCGAGAGAACGACGCCATGAGCCATGTCAGGATTGCGTTCATGCGGCCTCCGTGATCGACTTGGGTTGCTCGTCCTTATCGAGCGTCTTCTTGAACAGAGCCCCGCTAGCGGCATGGAACACCACGATGCCCTCGGGTGACTTGAATCCGCGGGCCGCGCAGCTACCGACGCGCCGCAGGTCCGCCAGCGTCTCGTCGATCGCGTCCGTCGCGAATGGCCCAGCGTAGAGGACCGGCACGACATGGCAGCAGGCGGGGGCGAGGGTCAGCTTTGCCCGCGAGTAGTGGTCGGGCCACTCCTTCGCGTCGGCATCCATCCATCGCCCAACGTTGAATAGGGAAAAGCGCTTCTTGGTGAGCCCGTACCGGCGCTGGATCCCCTGCCCCCACCACTCCCCGAAGTGCGACCCCGGGCCGAGCGCGAGCAACTCCTCGCGGTGCGCCTCGACCCACGCTGCGAAGCTGTAGTTATCCGCCTGCGGGGTGATCCACCGCGTGCGGCTGCCGGCCAACACCTCGCCCGCTTCGGTGATGTGAACCTGCGCGTTAGTGCCGTCGATCTTCTCCGTAACCACGATCTCCCGTGACAACCGGGCGATCTTGGGAAACGGGGTGAACTCGATCATGCTGCCTCCATTTCCGGCGCCATGCCGGCTAGTGCGAGTCGTGCCTTGCGCTTCCGCTGGTACTCGGGGGTGGGTCCTGCGTGTGTCCCGCCCCGCGCTTTCGGACGGTGAAGCGAGCAAAGAGAGAGGGGACGCATCGTCCGCCGGTTGCACGGGAAGCCGCGGGCGTCGAGGTGGAGGCAGAGGCAGAAGTGGTCCGCGCTCATGCGGCCCTCTGGCGCCGCGGCAGGATCCGGCCGTGATAGCCGAGTTCCCGATCCCGGAACTTCCGCGCTTCCGCGCACGGCTTGCACTTGCTCACACGGTCGGTCTTCAGCCGGTACCCGGTCGCCATGACCTCGCGGCCGCAGTCGCACCGGCACAGCCACTCCGTGCGCCGGTAGCCGCCGCGCACGATCACCCGCGACCCGGTAACCGTGAGCTGCCCGAAGCGGCGAGCCGTCAGGTCCTCGATCCCGCGCACGAGCCGCAGCACTACCGGCGCCTCGATAACCTCCGGAGCCATCCACCAGCCCCCGAACTCCCGCTCTAACGCCTCAGCCCTCGCGTCCTCGACGTCGAACGCGGCCCGCTGACTCGGCGTCCACGCCGCTCGCTGCCGACAGGACGTGTGGAACAGCTCGGGCATGTCGCTCCCGCAATGCGGGCAGGGCTCAGCCATGAGGCGATCTCGGTCCGCAACCCAGGCCACTAGTCGCCCCCTTCCGCCCAGTGCGTCCGAAGCGACTCGCCCGCGAGGTTGGCCCACGTGCCGCCCTTGGTCAGCCGCTCGAGCAGCCGATCCTCGGGGTCGGGGCAGTAGCGGGCCACGAAGGCGGGGGCCGACAGGTTCGTCGCGAGGATCGTCTTGCGCTGGTCCGCGTAGCGCCGGTTCAGGAGCGCGTACAGGTTCGCTTTGTAGGCGTCGTTCAGGTACTCCGCCCCGAGCTCGTCGATCGCGAGGAGCGGCTGGCGTTCGAGGTCCCGCCACTCCCCCTCGTCGAAGCTCGAGAGCCGCACAAGGTCGTGCGCATCGACAAACCGGCCACCTTGCGCGTAGACGCCAAAGGCAGCGGCGAACGTCTTGCCCTGCCCTCGCTTCCCGGAGAGCGTCAGGAACACGCACGCGGGGGGGCTCTCGAGGTGAGCCTTCACGGCGTCTAGCGCCGGCGTCGGCTTCGTGTGTTCGAGCGGCGACTCGGCCGGGCGAAGCGGATTCCATAGGCCGACTGGAACCCCGGAGCGGAGACGCGCGTGCATCAGATCGGACGCCCGGAGCACCTCGGCGGCCTCGGCGCTCTCCTGCGCGAGGCGGGCGGCGTTGCGCTGGAACTCGGGATCCTCCGACCGGGCTTGGCAGCGCTCCACGAGGGCGGCGATTCGTTCATGCAGGGCGTCCATGCTTGGCCTCCATCTCTCGGGCTACGTCGTCGAGGGTTTTCGAGAAGTCCTGCGATACGGGCTGTGGGCCGCGCCCCGCCGGTCGCTTCGCCAGGTCCCGCATCGGGTGGATCAGGTAGGCGAGCGGCACGGCACCCTCGCCGCCGCGCTTCGCAGCGGAGGCCGCCCAGCAGGACAGAACGGCGTCGGCCCCAACCTGCCGCACGATGCCGTCGGCCTCCCCCCACAGCGCCGCGCGGGTCCCGACCTCGACCGGGACCGTGGCTCGAGCCAGCAGCGCAGCGAGGTCCGGGCATTGGCCCTGGAGGTGGACCCCGAGAGGCTTGATGGTCGCCTGCGCGCTAGCTGCTTCTGTATGTGAAGGTGAAGGTGGAGGTGAAGTGCTATCGTTTGCTATTGCGACCGCATTAGCCGGGGCATGGCAAGACGATGGCTGCCGCATGCGTTTGCCATGCGTGGATTTTGCCTTACTCCATCGGGAGTTAGCGCCCTTCCTGCCAGCATTGGCGCGGATGCGGCCTATGACTTGGGCCTTGTCGCGCTCGTTTTCTAGCCTCGGGCAGACGAGTCGTCCGGTCTCTCCGGGTGCGGGAGAGAAGCGACTTCCGATGGCAGACCATAGCCGAGCCATGTCCCCCGAATCGGTTACGTGGATGAGGCGCGCGATCTCGGTCTGGGAGGCGGGGATCGACCCGTCGTTCCAGGCACAGCACAGGAGAGTGATCCAGGCGCCGCGCTCCTCGAGTGTCCAGCCCTGGAAGCGGCCATCGGCGAGCGTCTCCGCCGCGTACATCGGGAAGAATGGCATCGAGAAGCCCATCGCCTACCCCTCCCCCGCCGACGCCGCCGGCTCGAACATGCGGAGCTGCTCCCGCGTCGCCCCGATCCGCTTCACCGCGATGGCGTGATACTTGGGGTCACGCTCCCACCCCACGAAGCGCCGGCCGAGACGCTTGCACGCGACGCCCGTGGTCCCTGAGCCGGCGAAGGGGTCGCAGATGAGCTCGCCGGGGTCAGTGAAGTCGCGGACGAGCGCCTCCATGAGCGCGAGGGGCTTCTGGGTGGGGTGCCCGGAGCGCTGCAGGTCGCTCCGATTCTTGTTCTCGACGTAGACGCCGACCCGCCCGCCGCCGTTCCACCGTGAACGGCCCGCAGAGTGCGCGCAGACCATCGACTCGTAGCCCATGCCGGGCCGGTCGCCCGTAAGCTGCGGCATGGCGTCCGGCTTCACCCACACGGCGGCGCGCTTGTAGACGGCGCCCCCGGCGGTCAGCGCCTCGCGCCACGCCTGGACCGCCTCGGCCTGACAGAACACGATCACCCAACGCCGCGCGACCCGCGCGAGATGGGCGGCCACAGCGAGCCGTTCCGCCGACGTGATGGCGGGGAAGTCGAGCGGCGCGGCGAGCACCTGCGCGAACTCCGCCCCCGTCTCCTTCGTCCGCCGCTGCAGCGTGTGCGCCTCCGCCTCATACGGCGGGTCCGTGATCATATGGTCCACGCTCTTGTCCCCGAGGGACGCGAGCCCGGACACGGGGTCGAGACAGTCGGAACAATGCACGACGTGGCTCATCGGCTCGGCCTCACGTCGGGGCTAGACGGTGAGGCGCATACAGAATTGCCGGCCCCTGGGAAGTTGAGCCGCGCAAACTCACCATGCAGTCTTATAGCAGCCGCATCATAGGCGTGCGCCGCCGCGACCGGATCCTCAAAATAGCCACAGTGGTGCATCTTCCAGTTGACCCGGATCTTTGCCCTCCATTTTCCCATGGCGGCGTTCCAATCCACGCCCTTGAACCCAGATTTGTTGCTTCTCGGCGCCCCGCGGTTCCATTGGTTCTGCGACCTGGTCGCGACCCGCAGATTGCCTCTGCGACAGTCAAGTCCGTCCCCATTGTGATGATCAATGGATATCGTTGGGTCCGTCACGCCCAGTACGGCGCGGTGAAGCAGGATCCCGCGTGGATATCCAGCGCTGCGGTCGGTTCGGCGCGCATACACTGGTTGGCCTTCCACCGCCCGTGCTTGCCATTTGAACACAGCAAGGTGCGCGTCCTCGTCATCAACGATCGCGACGTAGCCCTTGGTTAGCGGGATCTCGATCATCGCACCCTCACCGCAGCGACCGCCGCGACGAAGTGCGCCGTCGCCTCGTACGCCGACCCCATCTCCCACGCCGCCGTGGACGCGTCCGCGAGCATGCGCGCCATCTCCCGCTCGAACCGCCGCGCGTAGTGACCAGCTCGCGCCGCCAGCGAGTGCGCGTACACGCGAGCAATCGCCGCCTCCTGGCGGAGTCCGTCCGGGGGTAAGCCGCGGGACGCGCAGAAGTGGCTTAGCTCGCTCTCGCGATCCGGCGTCCAATAGGCAAAGAGGGTCATGGCCGCGTCACCCCGAGTCGCTGGGCGACCTTGGAGGCCACGACCTCGTCAATACCCATGTCGTGAAGCACGTCGAGCGTCGCCGCGTGCCTGTCCTCGACAGAGGGCGGCGGGCGTGGCTTGAACTCCCCCTCCGCAGCGGCGCAGGTCGCCACGACGAAGCGCGGCGGGCGGTGTCGGCTCTGGTCGATGGCCCACGCGATCAGTCGGCCCGGGGGATGAGCCTGCGCGCGGCGGATGCGGCTTAACTGCGCCTTGTCGATGCCGGTGCGGTCCGCGATCTCGTCGTCGGCGAGGCCCGTGGAGTCCAGGTCGTCGCACAGGGCCGCGATGATGGCCGCGCCTTCATCTTCGTAGTCTCCGCGGATAACCCCACGGAAACTGCGCTGAACGGGGCGCCCCTCAACGTGCGACGTCGCCTGTTGACTCTCGTTGTCGGTCGGTCTTAGGGCAGCATTCAACGCCATGGAAAGCCTCCGAAGCGCCTACCTACGCGGCCTGCGACTCGTGCTGGTGGTGGGAGACGCGCGAGAGACGCGCGAACCGTCGGTCGAGCATGGACACGAGCACACGGAACCGCGGGCCCACGGCGTACCACTCACGGTAAGAACCGACCGTCAGGCGGTCCGGCGCCATGAAGCGGTGGCACCACCGCTCGACGTCGTCGCCGTACACGCGGAACAGGGCCACACGCCCCACGCCCATGGCGCGCTCAGCCCTGCGAATGTCGCACCCATCATTGCCGACACGAGATTCAGGCCGCCAGGAACCCCCGATCTTCACGGCCCTTCCGCACGGCGTTACGGCGAAATACGTCCGCCGACTTCGGTCGGTGACGCACGGCTCGCATGGTGCACCCAGAACAACGGCGGTTCCGGGCGCGCCACACCAAGCGCACGGGTACCATCCGTGCTCGTCGGGTTCGCGGTCGGGGCGGCGCCCTCCCATCTACCGGCCCTCCCCGTCGCTCCCGTTCAGCGGCACATCGACAAGGACGCGCGGCGGCACGCCGAGAGCGGCGCCGACCTCGTACAGTTCGGACGTGCGGAGGTCGCGGTCTCCAGACTCGATGCGCGAGACGGTGGGGACGTCCGTGTCGAGCTTGCGGGCGAGCGTGCGCTGGGTAACGCCGCCCCGTTTGCGCTGGGTCTTGATGCCAGCCCCAACCGCCACCACGAACTTCCGGGCCTTTGCGCTGCGCTTGAACTTCCGCGTCCTCGTAGCCATCGTCCTTGTGTATTTAAAGCAAGTTGTCGCTGGCGTCAACCATCAGGAGGGCCTCGCGGTGGCACACAAGAAAAGACCCACCCGAAACGCGGGGATGCGGCGTATTGTCCCTGACGACATGGCGCGCGCCCGGGGACCGATGACGCGGTACACGACGCGGGGGGCGACCCTCGAGATCGCCGAGCGGCTACGAAAGCTCGGTCGCGGGTCGCGCAAGGAGGTCGCCCTGTCGCTGGGACTGACGGAGCAGGCCTTCAGCCACAAGATGCGGGGTGTCTACACGTCCCTCACCGTCGAGGAGATCGGACAGATCGCCGAGCACCTCGACGCGCCGACCGGGTGGCCCTGGATCCCATGGAGCGAGGGTGAGCGGATCGATGCCGCACTACCCCGAAAGACGTACCCACGGTCCGCCACCTAACTGGCGTCACTTCATTAGGGTATAGGAGTCTCACTCCCCGTGCGGTACGGTGCCGACCAATGGCACAAGCGCACGCTCGCCGGGGGACCGAGCAGCAGACGCCCCCCACGTCCATCGCCGCCGCACTTGACCTTTCGGCCGAGGTGCGGGCCCTTGCAGAGCACATCAACCACGCCGCCCAGCTCGCGCTCATCGCGGCTGACGGGCCCGAACCGGAGCACGGGGCGGAGTACCTCCTCGACACCCTCCGGGAACTGGCCCCGCGTTTCGTGGCCCTGCGCGCACGGGTGACCAGCCGCTAGCCCCGACGCCCCCACACCACCCCCCTCCATAGGGCGCGGTCCGATACGGGCCGCGCCTTTTTGCGTCGCCCGACAACTTGCCCCTTGACACAAGTTTCGGGCAAGCGTATCTCTGACGCGTACCTTGCAGTAATCGACAAGGCAGCGCAGTCCAGCCAGAGACAGCGGCTCCTAGAGCGACGGCCCTCGACCTGGACACAGCGCGGACCCGCGGACGCGGGACCAGCCGACGGAACGACGCACGGGAGGAAGCGATGGGCACACTCGAGACCGTTGCAACGCTGCTGGCTGCCACGATGACGATTGCGATCAGCGTGCTGGTGCCGCTGGCGGTCGTCGTCTGGGCGTGGCGCGTCGTGTTCGGGGGATAGCCATGGCCGACACAGACCAGGACCGCGAAGTCATGCGCGAGGAGCGCCGGCGCGAGGAGCGCAGGGAGCGGAGCTACTGGAGCAACCAGCTCGGTCCCGTCGAGGATTGCGACGGTGGACCGTGGGACGACGAGGACAAGGAGACGGAGTCATGACCGGAACGATCCGCGGCAGCGACGTGGCTCTCCACCCCCTCCTGATTGCCCGTCTGTTTGGCGCTCGGGCGCTGTGCCGGTGCCTGTGGGCGGTGGCGACGGGGCGGCGCTGCACGTTCCTGGGGGTCGTGGCGGCGGGGAGGCGATCGTGAGCGGCGCGAACGAGACGACGTGGACGGTGGGGCCGTGGCGGAGAGACGCCAATGACGACATCCGGGCGGGCAAGTACGACGAGACGATCGTGATTGTTGATGTGGTTGACCGCGCCGAGCGACGAGCGACCGCGAGCCTCGTCGCCGCCGCGCCGGACTTGTACCGGGAACTCGCGCACCTCGTCGCGTTGATGGAGGTGCCCGAGAAGGCGGGTGGGCTCACGGTCCCCGGCCTAGCGACGCTCAACGGCGCCCGCGCCGCGCTCGCCAAGGCGCGAGGAGAGACGCCATGACCGACCACCGGTGCTTCGACTGCGACAGCCCGCTGGACCGTGACGAGGTGACCTGGGTCCGCCTCGGGGGCGAGCTGGTCCCCTGCTGTGAGGACTGTGCCGACGCGGCATGGCCGGACCTTTTCGACACAAGGGAAGAGTTGGAGGAAACCTACAATGTCCACTGAGAACGCAATCCCCTGGGTCCTGCGCGCGCCGTGGCTTGCGCTGATGGCCGTCGCTCGCGGACTTCGGATCGTCGGCATCTTCCTCCACCGCGGCCCCGGGTACTTCTGCTGGGTCCTGGACTGCTGGGAGCCGGCGTGGCCGGGATGCCACGCGACCAAGGAAACGGGCAACGGTCGCATGTGCCGCGAGCACTGTGGATCGCGGAGCTACCACTCGCGGCACGACACCGGATGCGACAAGCCGCCGACTGCGCTGGATATGTGGCTCTACCCCGAGTTGTACCCGGATAGCCGCGCTGCCGCGACTGAGCGCACGTCACGCCTTCACCTTGTTGCGCCGCAAGAAAGGAACTGACCATGACAATCCCCGTCCACGCAATCGACCCCACCGGAGAGGACGTCGCGGTCAACGATCCGACGACGTGCAAGCGGTGCTCGGACCTCGGCCGCGTCTGCGACCAGCCGTGTGAATGCAAGGCGGGGGCAGCGGGACGCGCTCCGACGGTCCACCCGATGATCGCTACGGCTCTCGCGGCCGTCACGCCGAAGGAGAACGCCATGACGAAGGACGAGAAGATCCAGGAGTTGCAGAAGCGGCTCGACAACGCGAACGACGTGGAGCGCATAGCGCGCGAGATCCGAATGCGCATCGAGCTCGAGCTCGAAGAGGCGCGCGGGGACGATCTGAAGGTTCGGTGGTCGCGCGCCCTCATGGCGCAGGACCACGAACTCGCGCACCGCTGCCTCATCGAGTCGGTGGCGCGGACGATCCTGCGGTTCGGCGGTGAGGTCGGGGATCATGCCCTGTCCGACGTGGACCGGGTGGCGGTCGCGGCCGAGGTGGAGCGACTGCGGGCGGAGATCGGCAGCAAGGACTAGCAGTCCGGGCCGCCCGCCCAATCTCGTGCGTGCGAGGGGCGGGCGCGGCAGACGGGGTCGGCGGTGGGATTGGCTCACCGTCGGCCCCGCCCAGCTGGAGAACGTCATGAACTTTGCCGAGTACCTGAAGATCGACGCGGTCAACGCCTCCAGTCTGAAGGAGATGCGCAAGAGCCCGCTCCACTACGCCTACCGGCAGGCGCACCCGATGGAGGACACGCCGCGCCTCGGCCTCGGCCGCGCGACGCATACGGCCGTGTTCGAGCCCGACCGGTTTGCCATTGACTACGCCGTCTTTATGGGCGAGCGCCGCGCCGGCAAGGAGTGGGCGTCCTTCTGCGAGCAGCACCCGGACCAGACGATCCTGAAGCGCGCCGAGTACGAGACGTGCCTCGCCATGCGCGACGCCGTCCGCTCGCACCCGATCGCGGGGCCGGCACTGACTCCGCCCGGCGAGGCAGAGAAGGTGCTGACCTGGACCGACGAGGAGACGGGGCTGCCGTGCAAGGCGCGGCTCGACTGGTGGCGCCCCGGCCTCCTGGCTGACCTCAAGACCGCGGCCGACATCGACCGCGACCGCTTCGCCGCGACGGCGTACCGGTTCGGCTACCACATGCAGCTTGCCTTCTACCGCGCTGGCCTCGCCGCGAACGGACTGGACGCGCCGGCGCCCAAGATCATCGCCGTCGAGGCTGCGGCGCCGCATGACGTGGCGGTCCTGGAGTTGGACGACGACCTGCTTTACGCCGGCGAGCTCGAGGTCGCGGACCTTCTCGCCAGGGTCGCAGCCGGGCGCTCGTCTGGAAAGTGGCCGGGGCGCTACTCCGACGCGGCCGTAGCCCTTTCGTTGCCGCCATGGGTGGCTCGCGATGATGCCGACGTTTGGGGACTCATGGTCGGCGAGGAGGCGGCGTGACCCCCGCAACCGTTGCCGCCCTGTTCTGGGCGCGAGTGGATAAGTCCGGCGACTGCTGGGAGTGGAGGGGGCGCAAGCACGACCGCCGCCGGGGATACGGGGCCTTCGATGTCGACGGGAGGACTGTCCGCGCGCACCGCTTTGCCGTTGAACTAACCAGCGGGCCGATTCCGGCCGGCCATGTGGTGCTGCATCGATGTGACAATCCGTCGTGCGTGCGGCCAGACCACCTCATAGTGGGGACGCAGGCAGACAATGTGCGTGACTGCGAAGTGAAGGGTCGGTCCCGTCACCCCTCCGGTGCCGACAACGGCGCGCTTACGCGCCCGGAGACGCGAGCGCGCGGCGAACGTAATGGCTGGTGCCATTTGAGCGATCGGCACGTGGCGCGAATCCGCGCGCTGTATGCGGCAGGCGGAGTGCGGCAGCGGGATCTAGCGGAGATGTTTGCAACCACACAGGCGCACGTGTCGCGCATCGTGCGAGGCGAGATTCGCAAGGAGGCAGCATGAACATCTTGGCCGCATTCAAGGGTGACTACATCGCCGCCGTGGAGTTCGACGGCAAGACCCCGACGCTCACCATTGAGCACGTGAGGGTGCTCGATCTCGAGGACGACAAGGGCAAGACGAAGGCGCGGCCCGTCGTCTACTTCCGTGAGACCAAGCGCGGGTGGGTGCTCAACAAGACCAGCGCGCAGGCCCTCTCTGCCCTGTTCACCACGCCCGAAACGGACCAGTGGACGGGCAAACGGGTCACGCTCGCCGCGGAGATGGTGCAGTTCGGCAAGGAGCGCCTGCTCGGAATCCGCGTCAAGGGGAGCCCGGACATCGCCGCCCCCGTGACGTTCGAGCTGAAGTTGCCTCGCAAGCGCCCGCAGAAGATCACGCTGGTGCCCACGGGCAAGGCCGCGCCGAAGCCGCCGCCCCCGGAGATCGAGGCCGCGGCAGAGATCCTCGGCGGTGAGATCGTGGACGCCGAGACGGGCGAGGTTTTCTGACGTGACCACCCTCGACGCCCTGCGCGCCCTGCTCAAGCGCCACCCGATGATCCGTCTCGACGGGGGAGCCACGCCATTTGGGGTCACGGTCTATACGGATCACGGGGCCAGGCATTTCTACGGAGCCACGATCGACGCGGCAATCATGCAGGCGGAGAGCGGGACGCGCGGGGAGCGCGGGGAGGGGAACGAGGAATATGGCACGTAAACCAAGCACGCCGCGCCTTGAATACTGGTTGGCAGAGTGCGACCGCTACGGGCTCCAGTGGCACAAGCCGCTCGCGAAGGAGGTCCGAGCACTCAAGGCTGTGGCGAGGGCGGCGGAGCGACTCATCGTGAGGCGCCCGGGGCACTTCATTGTGCGCGACGGCATCCAATACGCCAAGCCGCTACGTGACGCCCTGTCTCGCCTTGATCGCCTCTCAGGCAAGGATCCCCGATGACCTCCGAGGAACGCCAGCTCCGCCGCATCCGCGAGGCGACGGACATGGTCGCCGCGATCGACGGGCGGCTCGCGGAGATCCGGGCCGCGAAGGCGCGCAAGAGCGGGAAGCGGGCCGGTTCGCGAATCGCGAAGGAGGCCAAGAGGGAGGAGCGCATCGACCGTATGGCGGCGATCCACTTTGCCGTTATGGAGCGGGCGGCGGGGCGGTGCGAGTTCTGTGGCGAGGACTCCGGCAACCTTGACACCCACCACATCCTGAGCGGGCCGCTGCGGCGGGCAGCGGAGCGGTCGGATACGGTCGCTGCGATCTGCCGCGGGTGCCACGCCTTCTATCACGCGGGGCGGGCGGACGTGCTCCGCGACGCCTACACCTGGGCCGTCCGTCGCGGATTTAAGGACGCGGCCCGCGCCATCGAGCGTCGGCTCGAGAAGATCGAGGAAGCCCGCCGCGCCCCGTCAATCCCGATCCGCGTCATCGCAGGGAGGCCGTGATGGACGCCCCGGATCTGCGCCGCGAGGCGGCCATGCAGCAGGAGATCGAGAGGCTGCGCGCGGAGGTGGACAACTACGCGAGCACGCTCAAGGCGGTCGAGGAGCGGGTCCGCGACCTCATGGCGAAGTTGTGCCATGAGGAGGACAGCCACACGGAGACGATTCGGATCATGCGCCGCGCCCGCGACAGCCGCGAAATGTGGGTGCTCCGCGCCGACCGCTACCGCACCTTCCTCGCCCGCGCGCTGAGCGCCGCCCAGGACCCGCAGTGGCTCCAGTGCCGATGGCGCACACGCGAGACGGCTGGCGGCGTCTGGTCCCGTACCGCCCTCCCCTCCCGGAGCAAGGAGACGAAGCGATGATCGACACCGATGGCCCCCTGGGTGTGTGCGACATGAGATCGGGAGGGGCGCCGCACAGGCGCACGCTGTGCTGCGAGAACTGGCGAGAACTCACCCCCCGAGTTTCGCCCACGCCCTCCACGGTGGAGGGTAGCGACACGCTCCGGTCAAACCCGGATGACGAGGCGCTGCCGGACGATCTGTGCGTGGTGCCGATGTGCGAGGTCCGCGCCCTCCGTCGTCAGCTCGCCGGGTCGCAGAGTGCGCTGACGGCGGCGCTCGCGGAGCTATGGGACGCACGGGAGGAGGACGAGAGGCTCCGGGGGGCATTGCAGGCCTACGTGGAGAAAATCGAACGACAGTTGGCATATCCGCGACCGTCGCCGTCGATGATTGCCGCCGCCACGCGCCGCGCCCGCGCCGCCCTCGCCGGGAGCGGGAAGGAGGAGGACCACAATGAGCCCACGACGTAAGGCGCTGCCCGAGACGCGCGACGGCGCGATCATCAAGGCGCTGGGGATCCTCGTCAGGGAGAGCCACGCCGAGGCCGAGCCGGACGACCTCGACCACTGGCGTGCGGCGGCTCTCTCGGCGCGGCAGGAGTACGACCGACTGTGCGACGCGCTCCGCGCCGCGCGCGCCTCCCGGGAGGAGGCGGGGCTCCGTGACGCGATCGACGGACTGATCGGCCGCTGGCGTACCCACATCGAGGGCGGGGCGTCGCAGGGTTGGGCCGTGTGCCTGCGCCAGCTACAGGAGGTCCGCGCCCTATCCTCGTCCCCGGGGAGCGCGACCGCCAGCGACACGCGGTGCCCCGAGCATGGTGCCCCGCTCACGGGAGCCGTGACCCAGACCGGCGGTTGGTACGAGTGCGGGTGCGTCGCCCCCTCGTCCCCCGGAGACGGAGAGGGCACGGCGGGCACGGGTACGGACGACAACGGAGAGGAGAGGGTGAGATGACGGACGCGGAGAGGTTGGCCGAGAGGCGCATACGGACGTGCCTCGTTCTGTCGGGCGGGCTCCTCGAGTGCGCAGGCGCGATCCGGCGCGTGCGCTGGGCGCTCGATACCGACCTAACGCTCGAGCTCCGGGGGTGGCTCGACGAGATTGAGGGGGACCTTTTCAAGCGCGCGATGTCAGCCGACACCGAGGCCCACGCGCTGCGGGCGAACCCCGACGCCTTCTATCTCGCCGTGCCCGCCCCCGTGGTCCCGGGAGAGGAGGCGGAACGTGGCACGTAAGACGATCGCGCCGACATTGCGGGAAGTGGCCGACTCCTTCGCCGTCACGGTTAACCGGGGCGAGCGGTACCCCGTAGACGTAACCGAGGCGTTCCACCGCGAGCTGCGCGCCATGGAGGCCGTCGTCAGGGCAGCGGAGCGGAGCCGGCGCGGGGAGTTCACGAGCGACCGGATCCCGGGATGCCTCGCTCTCGATAGGGCCCTCTCCCGCCTCGCGCGTCTCTCCGGGTCGAGGCGAGGAGGGGGACGGTGACCGCCCTCGCCCTCGTCGTCTGGGCTCTCCTCGTGGCCGCAGGTCTGCTCTCCTGCGCCTGCGCTCACGGGGAGGGGTGTCCGTGCGGGGAGTGTCCGCCCAAGGAGGAGGCGCCGTGAGCCGACGAGATCCGGGGGCCGATGGCAGGTGCGCCTCCTGTGGCGAGCCCTGGCCGTGCTCCGCTGCGCGCCGGATCCAGGAGGCAACGGGGATGCACTGGTGCGAGACGAAGGAGTGCTGGCTGTCCACCCCCAGGCACCTGTGCCCGCGGTGCTCCCCGCCGCCCCGCCCTCCCACGGAGGCAGCGTAGACCATGGAGATCGTCCCCACGTCGATGCAGGACGCGGCGTCATTCGTCGCCCAGCATCACCGCCACCACAAGCCGCCCCCGGGCGGACTGTTCGCGGTGGCCGTGGCGGACGAGGGACGGATCGTGGGCGTCGCCATCGTGGGACGTCCCGTCGCCAGGATGCTCAACGACGGGTGGACCGCCGAGATCACCCGGGTAGCGACAGACGGGACGCACAACGCCTGTTCGATGCTGTACGCCGCCTGCCGCCGGGCCGCCCTCGCCCTCGGGTGGCGGAAGCTCGTCACGTACACGCTGCCCGAGGAGGGCGGGGCGTCGCTCCGAGCTGCCGGGTGGCGCGTCGTGGCCGAACGGACCGGCGGCGGGTCATGGAGTCGAGAGAAGCGGCCGCGCGTGGACCGTCACCCGATGCAGCAGAAGATCCGATGGGAGGCAGCGTAGACCATGGCCGCGACGGCGCACTCGCTCGAGGACCTCCTCGACCAGCGGATCGCGGTCGCGGTCGAGCGCGCCGTAGCCCCCCTGCGCCAGGAGCTCGAGCGGCTCCGCTCCTCCAACGACTCGGCGGTGACCATCCCCGAGGCGGCCCGCCGGCTGGAGGTGACCACCCGGGCGGTGCAGCGCTGGATCCGCGACGGGCGCCTCGAGCTGGCCCCTCCCGCGGGTGGGGTACGGATGGTCATCTGGCCTCCGCGCGCGCCTCCGCGGTAGCCTCCAGGGCATGAAGCGCCGACCGAAGGGCTCAGGTTCCATCCGCCGCGAAGGGCTCGGCTTCTCCCTCACCGTCGGACGCGGTCCCGGCCACGTCTACGAAAGCGGCTTCCGCACCAAGAGCGAGGCGGAGGCGCGTGCCGCGATCCTTCGCACCGAGAAGCTGCATCGACGGCTAGGGGTCGCTGCAGATCCCCGCCTCGTCCCGACCCTCGGCGCGCTCGCCGGGCCCTGGCTCGACCGCCGGAAGAAGACCCACGCTGCAGGCGGCGAGGACGCCTCACGCTGGCGCAGGCACCTCGCCCCCTGGGTCGGGCACCTCCGTCCCGACGAGGTGGACTCTGCCCTACTCCGCGCCCTCGTCGAGGCGAAGCGCGCCGAGTTGGCGCCCGGGACGCTCCGGGTCGTCGTCGCCACGCTCTCGAGCCTGTACGAGGACCTGCTCGAGCGCGGGCTCGCATCGAGGAATCCCGCGCGTCACCTCCCGAAGAGTCTGCTGCGGCTCGTGAGGAGCGATCATGACCCGCGCACGACCCCTTTTCTCGAGCGACTCGAGGACGTGCGCCGGGTGTACCTGCAGCTCAGGGAGCCGCTCAACGTCGCGTTCGCGATCGGGAGCCTTGCGGGCCTGCGAACGGGCGAGGTGTTCGCGCTGCAGTGGCGGTCGGTGGACCTGCAGGGCCAGCGCATCCTCGTCTCGGAGAGCGTGAAGGGGGCGACGAAAGACCGGGACCCTAGGCCGGTTCCGATCCTCGATCCGCTCCTGCCCGTGCTGCAGGCGTGGCGGCTTCGCCACCCAGGGCCGGGCCGGGTAATCCCCCCGCTCCGCATCGACGGGAAGAAGGTGGACAAGAACACCCCCGGGAAGGCGCTCAGGAACGCGCTGCAGGGGCTAGGGCTCGAGCGCGAGGGGCTCGGCTGGTACGAGTGCACCCGGCACACGTTCGCCTCGCAGTGGGCCATGGCGGGCCGTCCGTTGCGCGAGCTGCAGGCCATCCTCGGTCACTCGAGCATCTCGATCACCGAGCGATACGCCCACCTCGCCCCGGGGTGGTTCGCGGACGGGGTGCACGGGGCGCTGCAGGTGGACCTCTCCGCCGGCGGGAAGGTGGCGGGACATATCCGGGACGAAGGTGGGATCCCGCGAGTCGATCGCAAGATCGCGGGGCCGCGCCCAAAGAAATCGGGCGGTTAGAAGTAAAACACCGGAGCCGCCCAATAAGCCGGGTTCTGTCGAGGGTGCGACCCACGCCGACCCGCCCACGGGGAGTCGCGGGGTTACGCCCTCCCCCGCGCACCCTCCGGGCGACCCGGAGCGACCCCCGGCGACCCGGTAGCGCGGAAATAGCGGGGAGACCTACGGGCCCGTAACCGCAGCCGCGTGGACGAACGCCGACCACCGGATCGTCTTCCCGGCCTCCCCGGTCACCCGGATTCGGAGATCACCCGTAGCGGTCTCCGCCGTTGCCGACGCGGTCCAGGCGGCGACGGTCTCAGCGATTACTGTCGTCGTGACGGAACCCACGAGCGCCACCGTTCCGGCCCCCGAGTCTCGCTTGATCAGTCCTGAGACCTTGTACGCGGCGTGCTCGTCCGCCGCCGTGTTGCGGCCCACGATCAGCGCGTCAAAAGCCCACGTGGTGTTGTCGGGCAGCACCATGAACGTTCCGGCAGTACCGATCGTCATGGACGCGGCGGATCCGTCGGTCGTTACCCGCTTCAGGACGGCGTCGAACCCTTGCGCGTCGCCGGCAACGCCGAAGTAACTGACGCCGTGCGCGCGCTGCCCCTCGAAGGTCGCCTTCCCGCCATAACCGCTCGCCGTGCTCCACTGGCCCGCCGCAACGTTCTCCAATCCGCCGAGGACCGAGCCGCCGACGCCCGTGACCGTGTTCGCCTGCCCCCCGATAATGGATCCGCGGTTAGCGGATACGGTGTTGTCGTTGCCACCTGCGATGGTCGCCGACGATGACGTGCCGTCGATGACGTGCTGCGTCCCGCCACCGATGGTGTTGTAGTCGCCATCTGCGGAGAGCGTGCTGAACGAGCCTCCGCCGATGGTGCCGTGGTGACCGTGGCCGAGCGTCGCGCTGACCGGAGTGATCCTGTGATGCGCCCCACCGCCAATGGTGCTTGCCGTGCCGTCACTCTGATTGTCGTAGCCGCCGCCGATCGTCGCGACCCAAACGTTTTTCCCGGGCGCGGTGCCGATGATGTTCGGCGAATCGGGTGAATTTCCGCCGCCCGAGATCGTGTTTCCGACCGAATCCGTTGCGATCGTGTTCGTGTCGGGGTTGCCCACGATGCTCCGGTTGCCGCCGCTACCCGGAACCACCGCGTGCGTCTGGGTGTCCGCCAGCGTCCTCGCCGTCGTGCTCCCGGTGGCGGTGACGAGGGCGGTGCTCGCCGAGGGCGTACCCAATACGAAGTTCGAGATGTCCTCCGCCATCGCGATGGCTTCCGTGCGCAGATCCAGCGCCGCGTCCTTGAGTGCGTTCAGGTCCGAGGCCCGGGGGTAGTTCGTTGCCGAGGCGCCGGCAGGGAGCTCCCGTAGCGCGGCCTTGTCGTCGAACAGTGTGGGATCTTCAATGAAGCCCATGGTCTCTCCCCCTGGGTGGCTACGTCGCCGGACGCAGCGCGACCGGCTCGATCACGAGATCGAACGACTGCTTCTGCGGGTAGCCGTCGCCGGCCTTCTCGAGCTCGAGCGTGCAGAAGTACGCCGACGACGGCCACGTGTCAGGCACGAGCGCGTAGCCGGAATGCCGCTTCCCGTCCGCGGCGGGAGCGTCGAGCACGCCGGTCACCGGAGTCATCGGCGTCTTGGTCGTTTTGTCGTGCGCGTACAGGGTGAGCGTCGCCCCGGTGATGTCGTCCCACGGAGCCTCGAGCCCCGTAAGGTCGATCGTGGCCTGGGCGTACTCGCCCTCGTCCATCGTGAGTTTCGCCATGGATTACCCCACCCGGATCCAGCCGTTCGTGGAGTCAGGGGTCACGTCGATGCCCACCGACGAGGACACGTCCGCTGGCGCGTTGTCGAGCAGGACGTAGGAGAGAAGCCGGCTCGTGGCCGCACTGCCAGTGTCCTTGTAGAGGACCATCCCGCGCGCCGTCAGGTTGCCCGTGAACGAGACCGCCGACGATCTCAGCGCGTACTGCGCGGTGGCTCCTGTGCCGATCTTGGCCAGTGTCTTGCCGGAGACCGCCACCGCCGTGCCCACCGTATTGGTCACGGAGGACAGGAACTCGTGCGTGTCGTAGTCGGGAGTATAGGCGCTCGACACGAGCACGCCCTTGAACGCGTCGTTAACCCAGTCGATCACCGCGCCATCGGCAAACGTCTCCTTGGCGTTGGCGTACATGTAAGCAGAAGAGGCCATGATCTGTTTCCTTTCAGACGAAGGGGCCGACCCGGATGCTGGCCGGGGACCACTGTGAACCATCCCACCACCGCATCGAGACCAATGAGCCATCGGGAAGGTGCAGTTGATTGCCGACCGATAGAGCATGCACCGTTGGCACGTAGGCGTCGATCGCGACCGCTACGCTTGCCGCCTGGACGTGGGCAAACTCCCGGCGCGCGACGTTCGGGGCAACCGCGGAGACCGGGACCGAGATCGACGGCACCGCGAACGGCGTGGCCCTCGGCGCGACGGCAGGGGCCTGTGCCGCGAGCGCGAGCGACACCGTAGGGGCGTAGATCGCAGTCGGCGCCGTCAACGGGTTGGTGGCCCACAACTCCTCGACAAACGCTCCCGTACCACTCATCCGCCCAGCCAGCGCCGCAGAGGACGAGCCTTCCCACAAAAGCATGCTCTGGCAGTAGATGCTCAGCGTCCCGCTGCTGCGGCGCAGGAGCAGGCTGTGCGACGGCGCGCTGCCGGCGTCGTCCACACCCGTCGAGAAGGCATTGACTAGAGTCGCCGGGGAGCCGTTCACGTCCACGTTCACCGGGATCAGGTAATCCACTTCCGGCCCGCCCCAAACCCGGAACGACTCGCCCGCACCGAACAACTCGACCGATGCGCCCGGATGGACGCGGACCCGCACCTCTCCGTCCGCGCCGGCCGCGAGGAGCACGGGGGTGGTGGCGGTCGCCGCTGCTCCGAACTGGATCCCCTTCCCCCAGCGAGGCGGCCACGGGGCCTCTACCGCGCCCGCGTCGCGCCAGAAGTGGAGGCTCTCCGGGAAACCACCAGCGGCCACGTCCGCGGCACGGTTGGCGTCGTAGGTCGCGTAAATCATCCCGTCCCGGATGACGGGCATCCCGAGGACGCCGATCGCGTAGTCGTCCCAATCGCCGGGATCGCCGGGCTCTACGATGGCGAGTCGGGTCGATCCACTGAAGCTCAGCCCTCCGGTATTCCAGTAGATGAGGTTCGATCGCGTGTACCCACCGGGCGAGATCCAGTTCCCGAGCACGTAGTCGTGCCCGTCGCCGCCGACGAGGTATCGTGGGTTCTCGATCCCGGAAAACCCGGAAACGATTTGCCCCATCTTCGTATAGGGGCCGAGCGGTCCGGTCGTGGAGCGCGCCCATGCCGCAGTCGTGCCGTTCGCCCCTGACGCGCCGTGAATGAGGATCCACGTCGTGCCACCGTCGGGCGTGAGGATGTGCCCGTCAACGTTGTAGCTGTCGTCGTAGCCGCCCGAGGTGCGCGCGAACTCGTACTGATCGGTCCACGTCCCCTCGACACTATCCGCCGTCGCGATGTGCAGGGTGTACGGCGGCCAGGGCACCCCAGATCCATTGTTGGTGCTGTGCTTGAACCAGGTGATGTGCAGTCCGGACTGCCCGGGAAGTTGATGAATGATCGCGTCATTGAGGCGACCCGCGGCCGTATCCGTCTTGCGCCCGCGCTTCTCCCAGTTGAGCAAATCCGTCGAGCGCGCGAGGCCGACACCCGACAGCGAGGAGTCCTCGTCCGGTACGGCGTAGGCGTCGTAGCACGCCCAGAAGTACGTCCCGTCGTGGAAAAGCTCGACCTCACGGATGCAGCCGTAGTCGAACTGCCCGGAGGTGCCGCGCCGGATCACCGGGTTCGCCCCGACCTTCAAGAACCCTGGCCGCGGCAGGTCCAGTGCCGACACCGTCCCCGAGGTGGTCAGCGTCGCGAGGTCGTCGCCGTCGCAGTAGAACGCCCAGACCTCACGTGGGTCCTCTAGCGGCTCGGTGGCCTCGCTCGCGTTGCCGTAGCCGATGGCGTAGGCCGTGGAGGTCGCGTCTCCGGCGATGCTCGCTTGCAGCCGGAACGCACACCTGCCCGTGGTGAGCATGACGCGGTGGATCTCGGTTCCGTTGTACGTGACCCGAAAGTCGCGCCGCGTCGGCTGGCACTGCCCGGCCGCGATGAGGGTGCGCGTCTCCAGCGTCGCCGAGACGACAGTGCCGGCAGCGAGCCCACCAGCCGGAGCGGTGATCTCCAGCTGGTGCTCGTAGCTGTAGCCGGCCAGGGGCATCCGCTAGGCCCCCTTGATCGCGACAGTGAAGTGACCACCGTTCTGGCTTGTGCCGAACGTCATCGTAGGGGCGCTCGGGTTCGCGGGCGCGGACGCCCCGTACCCGAGGTGCTTCGTCCCCGCGCCGGTGGCGAGCGTGTCGATGCCGCCACCCACGCCGGGCGGCGTCACGGAATTGCCCGTCTGGACGAAGAAGGCCAGCATTGATCCCGAGGGCAGGCTGGTGAGGGCGCTGCCCGTGGCCGTGGTGTCTGAGAACGCTCCATACGCAGCATCGTGGATTGGAGAGACCGTCGCGGTGGAGCGGAGGACGTACACCCGGCCGGAAGTCGGGTAGTCGTACTCCCCGTCGTTGAACGCGCCGATGGTGACGGACCCACCGTTGTCGCTGGTAGTCGCGTACCGGTACAGGAGCCCCTGCCCGCCGCTGCCCGGGTCGATCTGCTGTGTCCACCCGGAAGGTGCCGCTCCGTCCGACCCGGTGCGGACGAGAACGAACAGATCGCCGTCCTGGATCCCGCTCGACGGGAACGGCACGATAGAGGCACCCTCGCCGTTGGATGCCTCCGCTCCCGCGGAGACGTAGGAGGCAGGCGCACCGGCCGTCTGCTCCGTGACAACGGGCGCGATCGGGTCCACGGGGATCAGCACTGCGGCAGCATCGACAGCGGCGGCGCTGCCCTGCGCGACCACGGCGGGGGCGATGGCGACGAGCCCCATGGCGACCAGCGCGGCCGCGATCTCGATCGGTGCGTCCTGGGCCTGCACCAGCGGCGAGAGCGCGGTGATCCCGAACATGGCCGAGACCGCCTGCACGCTGGCGGGCGCGCCCGGCGCGGTGCCGGTCACGATCCAGATCCACGTGTTGTCGGGCGGCTGGGTCTCGCCCACCCAGAAGCCCTGGATCGTCCCGACCTCCGCGCCCCCCCAGACGGCCTGTGGTCCCGGATCGCCCTGCGGACCTTCCGGCCCCTCGGGCCCTTCGGGACCGACCTCGCCCGCCGGTCCCGCTGGACCCTCGGGCCCTGCGGCGACGAGCGCCCAGGGGGCCGCAGGAGGCGCCACGCCCACCGTCGCGAGCGTGGCGACGTAGGGCGTGCCGGCGAGCTCAACGGCATCACCCGCGGCGTACTCCGTCTCCGCGGCGTAGGCGCCGCGCCAGGTCGTCGTATGTCCCGCCGGGCCCGCCTCGCCCTGCGGTCCCTGTGGCCCCTGCGGTCCCGGTAGCCCTAGCTGCGACGTCGTCTGTCCGCCGAGGCTCGAGAGCGTCAGCGTGAGTCGCGGGAGCCGGAGCCCCACCGTGATCTGGGACGCCACCTACCGCCCTCCCCGTGAGTCCCGCCAGCCCGGCCGCTGGAGCCGATCGAGCACGGTGTCGAGCTTCCCCTCGATCCGGTCGAGGCGCTTCTCGGTCCCCGTCTGTTCCGTCTCCAGCTTGGTCACCCGCGATTCGTAGGCGTCCCTCGCCACGGACCCCGACGCCCAGCCACCCACGCCACCGGCGGCGAGGATGGCGGACAGCCCGAGAAGGATGAGCTTGATGGCGCGCTCCATGGTCAGATCCCGGTCTCGCCATTGATCGGCGTGATTGGGGCAATGAAGACCCGAGCGACCGGGAGCCAGTCGTCGCCGGTCTTCTTCCACAAGATCCCCACCGTCGCGTCGGGGCAGCGGTAGACGACGATCCGCCCATCGTCCTCGTCGCAGCGCAGGATCGCCTGCACGGCGCACCCGGTGCGTCCCGCCATGTCCTGCGCGGCGGACGGGAAGTCGGCGTCAGAGACGGACAGCAGCAGCGAGAGAGCGAGAGCGACCATAGCTATCCTCCGCTTCCTGATTCGTTCTCTGGCGGCGGACCGTCCGTGCCGATCACCGCGTCCGGCAGGGACGGGTCGCGCTCCGGGTCGAGCGGCTGCGGCACCGCCGTAAGCTTCGGCATGCGCCACACGACGCGCTTCAGACGAGCCACGGCCGCGGCGCGCACCGGCGACAGCGCGCCCTTCACCGCCGGGAAGCGCTTGCCGGCCACGACGACGCCGACGAGCACGACCGCCGCCACCCACCACGGCCACGCGTTGAGCAGGTCTTCCATTTACCCGACCCGCTTCTCCGCCTCGGGCGTCTCCGGCACCGTGCCGCCCGTGCTCGCCGCGCCCTTTCCGAGGATCATGCCCACGCCCGCGGAGATCGCGACGAACGTCGCTTCCCAGTTCGGGTTCGTGGCGGGGTCGCCGTCGAGGAGCGAGATCGCCGCCTGGGCGAGGGCGCCGAGGATCGTCAGCGCGCCGAGGATGGTGAGGTTCTTGGAGGTTGCGAGTGCCATGAGCGTCTCCTTCACTGCCTGCTGTCGAATCCGGCGACGAGGGCGGACTGGACCTGCTCGGCGGTCGCGTTCGCCGTCGCGGTGCCGTTCGTGGTCGAGATCGTGTACGTCCCCTCCGTGGTCGGGGGCCCGTTAGTAGTGGACCCGTAGGTCGTCCACGGCCACCCGAGCCGCGCGTATTGCCACTGCGGGTCCATCAGCCGCCGCGCCATCTGCTCGGCCATCGGGCCGCGGGCGCTAATCTTCGTTCCGTCGGGGAGGACGATCTCCACCCGGGCTTCCTTCGTCTTCTTGGTTGCCATGACGTGTCCTTTCACTTCTCCGGCGTGGCGCGCGCCATGCCGAGGTCAGAGCCGAGGGTCAAGAGCATGAACCACTTACGGTCGCTGCCGAGCTGCACGGCGGGGCCGACGTGGACGTATCGGTAGAGGCTCGCGAGCACGGCCGGGCAGATACGCTGCCCCTCGGACGTGTCGCGCACGGAGATGAACCCGGCGAGACCGAACTTGAGCCGCGGTCCGTTGCGCTCCCAGCCGTACCCAACGCCCGGCATGAAACCCCACGTGACGTTGCCGTCCTTGAGCTCGACGGCCATTGCCGGCGCAGCGACACGGGGACCAACGCAGTGCTTGCCGTCGTCCCAACACGCGCCGAACTGCGGATCCTCGGCGACGGCAGGAAGGGCAAAGAGCAGAACAGCGGCGGCAATCATGATGCGCATGTGGTCTCCTTTGAGCGTGATGGCGGCGTGTACCGGAACCGCCGGCGGCACTTCTCGTTTGTGCATTCGTGGGTTGCCCGGAACCGTTCGTCAGCCGTCTGCAGCATGACGTCACAGAGGGCGCACTCGCGGGACCCGCACCACGGGCAATAGGGACCGGGGGACGTGGGGGTCATGCGGCCCTCGCTTCCACGACTCGCCCGCCGAACAGGGCGCGGCCGTTGACGATGTGCAGGGGCGTGTCCGTGACGAGCCCGCCGCCGATCTCCTGAAGCGTCAGCCCGAGCATCCACGGTGCCGGCTTGCCGCGCTTGTACCGGAACACCCGCTGCGTCTTGTCGCCGAGGAACCCAACGCAGCGAGCGTGGTAGCCAGAAGGCGAGACCGCGCTTTGAATCGTGTGCATGTGCCCGTACCGGATCTCCTTGCAGCCGATCTCCGGACCGAGGTGCAGGGCATGGAACGCCGCGTGGTGCATGTTCTCGTAGACGCCGTGCAGGTACGCGCAGCCGTCGATCTGGAACGGCTGCCGGGAGAGCGGGATCCACTCCATGCCGCGCAGCATTGACGAGTTCCGGTGATACCCCTCGTCCCGGGGCGCCATGTAGAGCGCCTCGGCGACGTCTAGAAGCCCGTCCATCGAACCGAACTCATTGCACCACTTGGTGATCCGGTTCTCGTGGTTGCCCTCGAGAAAGAGCCATGTCGCGTTAGGCGCCGCGTTCTGCGCCTCGTCTAGCCGCAGGTTCGCCTCGTGGTACTCCTCGGACAACCGCACGTTGTCGGGGGTGTTCTTGCCGTGGCGGGACACCGACTCCGTGTCCATGAAGTCGCCGATAATGACGACGCGGTGCGGGGCCCACTCGCGCAGGACGCCCAGCGCCACCGACCACGCCGCCCGGTCGTGGAACGGGACGTGCGTGTCGGGCAGGATCGCGACCCGGCGCGCCTCCTCCTTCTTGGCGCTCGCCTTGTCGGACCTCTCCGGCTCCACCCACCCGGCCCGAGGTCGGTAGCCCTGCCAGGCAGGGGTTCCGGCCTCCGTCTGTCCGAAGCTCTCCGCACTCTTCGGACCGGACGCCGGCCTCTGCGCCATCAGATCGCGCGGCGTCAGCCCGTACACCGCACACGCCGAGTCGAGGCCGTGCACCGTGGTGCCCAGCTTCCCCGCGGCCTCAGCGCGGGTTCGCGAATCGCGAAGGGCCGCCTCGACCTCGGCTCGCCTCTCGGGCGTCCAGCGCCACGTCTTGGCGACCACTAGGGCACCTCGTCCGGCGTGAAGTCCTCGTCCAGGTCGTCTTGCTCGATCCGGTCGCCGCGCACGTCGATCTCAAACCCGATCCGCCGCTTCCCCTCGACGCGCCGCTGGAACCGCTCGAGCTTCGCCACGCGCCGGCGTAGCAGGCTCATCGACCGGCGCAGGGGTGGGGTCTTGGAACGCTTGCGCGTCACGCGACCTCCGGGGTGTCGTATGGGAACCGTGCCCGCCGCAGCCAGCCCTTCAGGAACACCCGCTGCGACGGGGTGCGGTTGACGATCGCGAGGTAGAACTCCGTCGCGACGTGGACCATCTCGATGACGAGCTCACCCGGCAGGCAGGCAGAGACGGCCGCCAGCGTCTTCGGCCCGATCGCCCCATCCACCGCCAGCACCGCAGGCTGACAGCGATTCGCCGCCTTCTGAAGCATCCGAATCGCGGCGGCCGGGCCGCAGTTCACGGCGAGGTCAAACACCTTGGCGGCGACGAGTTGGTCCTCCATCTCGCCGCACCGGCAGGCGTCCCAGTAGCGGGCCCGGTAGATGGCGCACGCCTCGTCCCGCTCGAGCGCCTTCACCTCTTCGGGGGTCGCCGCGCGCCCTAGCTTCCTCCAGTTCCCCAGCGTCTTCGCGGTGATACCCCACCGTGTCGGACCACCCTTGTCGGCGGGGTGGTCGGAGTAGCGGGAACCGCCCTCGTGCTCAAGGGTTGCGACGATGGCGAGGTCGAAGCGGGCGGGGCGCGGTATGCCCATGGCTCCGCATCTCCGACAGCGGGTCAGGACACAAGGGGGCGACCACCCGGGGGACTCCGGATTCCGCTCGCACGGTCCGTCCCGGTGGGCGTAGAGTCGGGGGCATGAGGACCGTTGCCGCCGCCGTCGCGTCGCTACTCACTGTCGCCTGCGCTGCTCCCGCGGGGACCCGGACCCGGGTGTCCGCCCTGGAGATCGATACGGCCGCGGGCGCGCACCAGAGCGATCGGATCTGGGTTCACCGGGACGAGATCGAGGAGGGGACCGCGGTGAACCCCGACACCCGACTGCTCCAGCCGTACAAGCGCACCACGCGGCGGCTGTACTCGTGTTATCGACCGACGGACCCCGGGGCTCCGGTGTGCTACGAGGCGTCGATGGAGGCCACGCCATGAGAACGGCGATCGCGGTGGGGCTGGTGCTGGCGCTGGGGGCGTGCGGGGGCGAAGATGACCCACCCGACATCGCCGACCCGCCCGACCTCACCGTGGCCGGCGTGAGCGTCTACCTGCATAGTGACGCACCGTGGCTCGCGGACCCTGACCTCCCTGCCCAGCTTGAGGGCGCCATGGCGGCCGCAGCGTGGCACTTCGGCGGCGCGCTCGCCGACTTGGCCGGATGGTCGGTCGTGTTCCAGGACGAAGTTATCGAGGGCCCCGGCGAGTTGAGCGGCATGACATACATCTACGAGCGTCGCATCGTCGTCCGCGCCGACCGTGGCACCTCGCCGGAGTGCAGCGCGCTGCCGCACGAGGTAGGGCACGTAATCCTCGGCGCCGGGCACGAGGACGCGCGGTACGGTACCCTGGACGCCACCGTGCTTCTCGTCACCGGGTCGATGTGCTAGGCGTCCCCTACCTCACGGCGAGTGACGTCGCGCACTGGCTGCTGCCGACGAGGATCAGGAACCGGCCGTTCGTCGCGGCTCCGAAGTAGCCGGCGCCCGGCAGGAGCTGCTCGGTCAACGTCCACATCGAACCGTAGTCCGCCGAGTACGCGATGCGTCCGGGTGGAGAGGTGTCGCCGTCGAACGCGACGAGCAGCGGGCCGAACGTGATGACCCGGTAAACGAGGCTCCCCCCGCTGCCGGTCGGGATGGTCAACGACTCCCACGTGACCCCGTCCTCCGACCGCGCACACGCCCCACTGGAACCGGTTGCGACGAAAACGACGCCGTCCCAGACAAGGCCGTTCCAGATCGAGAACGGCATTGTCCTCGCGGTCCACGTGATTCCGTCCGGCGAAGTCTCGGACCGTCCCGAGTAGTCCGTCGTAGCCGTGCAGAAGACGGCGCCGCTCCACGCAATGGCTCCGCGCTGACTGGCTGTGTCCGGCAGCGTCCGGGCGGTCCACGTCACGCCATCGGGGCTCGTAGCGCAAACGCCCGCGGAGCCCACCGCGCACCACACGGTTTCGTTCCACGCGAGCGCTCGATAACTCCCGGTCGGGATCGTGCGCGCCGTCCAGGTGATCCCGTCCGGCGAGGTCGCGCATACCGAGGAGTCCCCGACCGCCACGAACTGCGATCCGTTCCACGCGACCGCGCGATAGCTGCCGGCCGGGATCGTCCTTGAAGTCCAGGTGATGCCGTCCGCGCTTGTGGCGCAGACGCTGCTCAGCCCTACCGCGACCGCGATGTTTCCGCCCCAGGCGGCAGCCACGTAGGAACCGCTCGGGATGGTGCGCGCGGTCCAGTTGCTTATCGACGACTCATGGATCCGCGCCTCGGCGTTGTAGTCCGGCCACTGCGTCAACGACCCATCGCTCGACTGCGTCGTGTGCGCCGTCGCGTGGTTGACTCCGCCCTCCCACTCCTGCGCGCGGATCGTGAGGACACCCGTCTCCATGTCCTCCTCGATCTCGCGGATCTGGAAGGGGGCGAGCGAGAACGGGAACACTTCGTCCGTCACCGTCACGAGGTCGCAGGGCTCGAGCCGCGAGAACCGCCACGGCAACGCAAACTCGATCGTCTGGCGGGCCCGCACCTGACGCTGCGCCAGGATCCGCGAGAGCCGCAGCGCCCAGTCGCGCAGACAGATCGAGCGGTAGCTAACCTCCGCGGCGGGCCGCTCGCCGCGGAGCGCGACGTCAACGGGGTCGGGGTCCTCCTCGGTCGCGTCCGAGTACGCGAGCGTCCCGTCGATCACGGCGCCCTGCGGGTTCCGGTCCCGGTACGTCACCGGGCAAAGGTTGTAGGTGTCCGTCTCGGGGGTAACCTCGAGGCGCACCGGGTCGCCGCCGTCGCTCAGGAGATCGTCCCGGTCCAGCGCGTACCGAACCGACGTCACGGGCGAGAACGTGCCGACCGTCGTGTCCGCGCGCGGCACGATCTTGAGCGTGCCGTCAGAGCGCCAGAGCGGCTCCGCGTTCGTCGGTTCGCACAGCTCCGCGTCGAGCGCGTCGATCGCCTGCACGCGGTCGTCAAAGACCGGCGAGATCCACGCGCCGGCCTGCGCGACGTACCGGCGATACGACGAGGCGGCGGTGCCGTCGAGTCCTGTGTCGGTATCGACGACGAACGGAAACTGCGCGCCGTAGGGGTCTGTCGAGGCGCCCGTGCCGGAGTCCACCTTCGGCTCTCCTGTCGTCGGGTCGCACCCTAGGACGTCCCGGATCACGCTCGCGGGGTCCGCGTCATCGTCCGTGCCGCCGGTGCCGGAGAGGAGTCCCCGAACCTCGAATTCGTAGTTCTGCGACGCATCGTACGTAGTGCTACCGACGACCTGGCCGACGATCGCAACGCCCGGATATCCGATGGCCTTGGTGGCGATCGTCTGCGTGGGCCTGGTCCCCGTCCACACGGTGGCGTGCACGGCGCTGAGCGGCTCTGCTTTGTTGTCGTAGTAGATCGTATCTACGCCGGCGATCGGGCCCTCGCTCAGCGCCGACAGCGACGTCCAGATACCGACGGGGCCGGCTAGCGAATCGATGACTTCGGCCCGAACCCGGTTCTTGCCGTACACGATCGGCACGGGCCGGCCATAGGTGTCCGAGTCCTCGACGATGTTCATTTTCAACGTTCGCGTGCCGTGCGGGATCTCGACGGTCTTGGAGATCCAACGCGACTTGCGCGGTATGGACGGGAACCCGCGGTACCGGGCGCTGTTGTCTGAGGCGAACTTGACCACACAGTCGCCGTCGGAGCCGTCGGGGTTGGTGACGTTCTTGCGGCACCCGGGGTAAACCGTGAACGTGTCGCCGCTGACGGGGGCGGTGGGCAGCGCGCGGTCCGGGGTGAACGTTCCGCCGCTCAACGCGTAAGATCGCACGGCGCGCGACACGTTCCGTAGAGCCACGGTCGTGGTCGATCCCGAGAACTCCATAACGCCCAGGTTGAAATAGTCGTTCGCCTCGGTTCGGTCCGACGGAACGGACGTCGTGGTGGCGCCGCTCCCCACGGTTCCGGTGACGGTGTACGTCGCCTCACTCAGCCCGCACTGACCATCGAACAGGATGTTCGTGCAACCCGCCTTGTAGAGCTTACGGGGGATCTCCGTCGTCAGCGCCGCGAGCCCGCACTCGATGTCGAGCTCAACCGCGGTGGAGCTAGGCCGCGCCTCAGCGACGATGCCGTAGAAGACGGGCATGGTCCCGAGGGCGACGTCGATCGCGTCCTCGCCAAAGACGCGCTCCACGACCACGGTCGCCCCGTCTAGCGCGCGCTGCGTGGCCGCCAGCGGCAGGCGGACCCCGTTAAACAGCGCAGCCTCGCCGCACATGAGAGTCATGTCCAGCCGGTCGATCTGCGTCCCGACCGACTCCGTGCGTGTGCCCCAACGGATTACCGGATGCGTCGTCCCCTCGCCGCCCCTGTAGTACGTGTTCCCGCCGACCACGAGATCGGTTGAGTAGTCGGTCCAACGCACGACCGACCCGACACGAGGCGTCACCGTGACGACGTGGGCAGATCCCGTGCCCGCGGTCGTGGTATCGAGGAAGTCCTCGAGGCTGGCGCTGACGGTTCGCACTAGTAGAGCCCCCCGCCGTCGTCGAGGGGGAGAGCCGAACCGCTCGATGTCTCGCCCACGGTCACGAGCTCGAACGAGCACGAGTAGATGCCGGGGACGATCCGCTCCAGCGTCAGGTCCGGATCCCCGAACCGGGCGCGGCGCTCCGTGCCGTCGATGCCGTCCACGAGCAGGAACGACTCACGCCGGCCGCCGTGGTCGGTAAAGAAGTCCTGTAGGTCCTGCCATTCGCTATGGGTTCCGCGGGCGAAGCGCAGCGAATACTCGTACCGATACCTCGGAGTCGCCGTGCGGTTGAGCCGGTACTCCGGGCCGGACGCAGCCTCCTGAATGTTGTCGCCGTACTCCGTGGAGCGGCTCTCGAGCACGAGTCCGGGGAGGTCAACCGGGAAGTAGAGATCGCTCACGTCGTCAGCCTCCGCCGGCGGATCTGACGCATCTCGCGCGCGAGCGCGGAGTTATGGTTCCCGAGGACGCGGTCAAAGCCCTTGGCGTCGTAGGCGTAGACGTTCAGGGTCGGGCCCCCGACGCCGCCACCGGACCGGCTATCCTGCGCCTCCTTCGCGTTGAGCACGCGCTCATTGGCGTGAATCCACATCAGTCCCTCATACGACCCCGTGTCCCACCAGCCGTTGCGGGCGGACGGAAGGTTGGACATCAGCCCCATCACTGCCGAGAGCATGGCCCCCATGGCGGAGATCGCGAGCACGGGGCCGACCACCGGGATCCCGGCCTGGCTCGCTGCGGCTCCAGACGCAGCGGTTGAAGCGTTGGCCGTGATCTGGGCGATGGCCGACTGGACCACCGACTTAACGATCATCTGCCCGACCTGCGCCATGGCCTGACCGACCGTCGCCTGACCGGTCATGACCGCGCCCACCACGCTGCCGATCGCGTCGCCCCACTGCTGGTTAAGGGCGATGCTCGCGCGGAGTTGATCGTTGTATTTCTCCTGCCCCCTCTCGATCTCTTTCTGAGAGACCTTGAGTCCATCGTCGATCGGCAGGAACGACGTCGAGACCTTCTGGTTCGGATCGTCCTGCATGCTGTAGCGATACGGAGTGTCCGGCCCGACCGTAGACGCCTGGAGGTCAAGCCCGTCCTGAAGGGCGTCGTTACGGCGCCCCAGGGCCGCGGTCTCACTATCAATCGCTGCGGACGCTCGCCGGGACCCTATCTCTGAAACGCTCGCCCTGTTAGCCTCGGCCGCCGCCAGCTCGCCGGCCGCTGAGCTCACCCCCGCATACAGCTTCCGCAGGTTTCCGTAGTACCGGTTAGCGTCCTCGTCCGATAGGTCACGCGCCGCCGGGATGGCTGCCTTGGCGCGATCGTATGCGGCCCGCGCTTCGTTGAACACGCGCTGCGCCTCGGCAACCTGCTTATTGGCCTCCCGGTTCGCGCGGTCCGCGTCAAAGACCTCGCCCGCGCCGCCGGCCTGCGTGTAGCGCAGGCGCTCGAGTTCGACCCTGGTCTTAGCGTAGGCCGCAGCCCGCTCCCGCGCCGCCTCCGCGGCCTTCCTGGACGCCTCCGCCTCTTCCCGGGATGTTTCGGCAAACAGCCGCGCGGCAACATTCACCGCTTGGAGTGCCAGCAAGACGCCGCCGCCACCCAGGAGCGCGCCCGCTACTCCGCTAATTGCGATCTGGGCGGTCCGCCCCTCGGCCCCGAACGCCCCAAGGGAGGAGGTGAAGAACATCGCAGCCTCTCGGCTGCGGGACAGGCTCTCCTTGAACGAGGAGACCCGGCGCTCCGTCGAGGCAATCTGGGTTCCGGCCCCCTGCGCCGCCGCACCCATGCCTCGAAACGACGTCTGCGCCGCGACGCCCGCCTGATTGAAGGCGGTGGTCATCGCCTTCAGCGCCTGCTCGGCCTGGTCCTTGGCGACCCTTACTGTGAACTGGAGCGAGGTCCCGCTAGCCACGCTTCACCACCTTGCCGCCGAAGTTCTTGGCGAGCTGCGCGGTGGTCATTGGCGCGTTGCGACGTTTCGGAAGCCCCGCGCTGGCGAGGATGTGCGCAGGCGGATGCTCGATCATGTCGTCGGCGATGTCCCGGGCGTCAACGAACGGCATCCGATCGACCTCGTGCGGGAGCGTGTGAAGGTCCCGCGCTATCATGACCCGCAGGCGACGGAGGTTCTCGTCCGCCTCTACGGGGTCTTGCCTTCCGGGCCGCCGTCGCCCTCCCGCCGCTTGAGGCCAGACGTCGCCATGACGGCCTCCATGGCGCGCTCCGTGTTCCCAAGGTCGAGCTCCGCCTCGACCTCCTCGCGCTTCAGATCGGGGTAGTTGGCGAGGAGCGCGGCGTGCAGAACGGTGATCGCCGCGTCCTGGATCTCCTCGCTGCCAGCCATGACGGTCAGTCCGTTCAACGGCACCCTGTCAAGCGTGCCGTCCTTCTTGAACCGCCGCACGTCGCCGAACGAGAGCGACGGTACCTCGTACTCCTTGCCGGTGCGCAGCGTGACCTTGGTCCCGAGGATCATGGTTACTCGTTCCCGTAGGTGTAGAAGAGGTTCCCGGTAGCGTCCTCAAATGCGGTGAAGTCGAGGGACGTCTCGGTCCAGTCGTCGATCTTCATGCCCAGCGACAGGTTCGAGAACTTCACGGCCGGCAGATAGATCCCGTTCTCGCGCGTGCCGCCGGGAGGATCGAACAGGCGGAGGGCGTAGCCCGCCGTCGCGCCGCTCGTCTGGTTCGTCGCGGTCAGCGTGGTCCCGCTCGTGGCGGTGTACGTGTACGAGATGGCGACGGAGTCTGCGGCGTCGGAGGTGTCGAACGTGTAGACGCCGGCAGCGCAGGTGTAGACGCCCTCCGCCGCGGCGGCCCCGCGGGTCATGACCGTTCCGTCCGTCAGGTTCACGACCCCGAGGTCCGTCACCCATGTCGCGCTATTCGTGACCGTGATTTGGAACGGGGTAGTGGGGATGGCCGCCGAGTGCGTAGCCGCCTTCGTCTGACCGCTCGCCGTAGTGGTCCCCGGGATGACGAGCCCGACGAGCCGCGCATCGAAGTCGGTCGTCTGGATCTTCCCGGTGATCGACACGTCCGTGGTGGCGCTATCCACCGCGGCGAGCTTGTTGCCCATCAGCGGCTTCTCTGTGCTCTTGAACTCGACCGTGGCGCCCCTCACGATCGCGAGGTTGATCGGCGTGGGGGTCGCGCCGGACGGGATCGCCGTCACGTAACCGATTCCGAAAAAGCTCCTGTGGTAGCCCATGCGTTTCTCCTCGCTCTACCCGAGCGCCTCCATGTCCAGCGTGAGTTTCGCCACCGCCTGCCCGGAGTTCTCCCCGAGCGAGCCCTTCTCGACGCGCGCAATCCGGAGCAGCCGCAGCTTGCCGCCGAGGTTCGTGTAGTGCTGGACGTGTCCGCCCCCGTAGAACGGGCCGGTCCCCGCCGTGTCCGTGGGCGTGCGCTCGAGCGCGGTTCGCACCGACTTGATGATCGCGTTAAGCGCGGTCACGGCCAGCGTGTCCGTCAGCGGGTGGTTGCGAGTGACGATCACGATCTCGCCGCCGAGGCTCCAGAGCGGAGGCAGCCCCTCGTTGTCGCTCGCCACCTCGTCGCCGCTGTCGTCGAGCAGCATCAACACCGGGCACTGCTCCGGGGACGGCTCCTGAATGCGGCGCCTCGAGAACGTGCGGACGCCCTCGACGTTGGCCGAGAGCCGCGCGAACAGGTCCACCCAGATCGCCTCAACGTCGAGGGCCATTAGGCGGCCCCCGCGTTGGTCTGCTGGACGAACCGGTCAAGCGCGCCCTGGAGCCGCGCGTTGACGCCGCCGGCGCCGCCCACTGACTCGACCGCAGGCTGAAAGAACGGTCGCGGAGCGATCCGGAGGGTGCGCGCGTACCGGTACTCGGGGCCCTGCATGTCCCCTCCGGCATACGGGCCAATCACCCGCTGCCCCCGTCGCTGCGTATCCCGCCCGCGCCGCCCGGGCCGCTGGTGGAACGACGCATTGACTCCGCGTTCAACGAGGTGCGCAACGCGCCCCAGCGGTCGGAAGGTAAAGAAGATCGCGCCCTCCATCTGTGAGCGGAAGGACTTGCGCGCGTGCTTGGACGCGGAGAACGTGTCAACGACGGCCCGGTACTTCCCCCTGCCGCGCCCGCGGCTGCGCATCATCTCGCGACCGAAGAACCAGACGATCCGGGACTGAAGGATCCCGCTGCGCTTAGGGGCGAGCGACTGCGCCCGGGCGACCATCTCGTCGCCCGCGGTGGCGAGCTCGGCGCGCAGGACATCGCGCAGGCCGCTGCTCGCGTTCTGCAAGGTCTCGACGATCCCCTGCCCGCCGAGCGTCTGGACCTGGACGTCAATCACTAGCCGACCCCCATCGCCCGGTACCGGTCGATCGCGTCGTTGATGCCAGCGAGGACGCCCACGTCGGAGTAGGTGACGGAGTCCCCGGCGACGCTGGCGCTGCCGCTCCCGAGGCTCGTCCTGCGCCGGTGCTTGAACATGACGTGTTCAATCACTGCCTGTGCGAGATCGTCCGGACACGCCGCGTATCCGACCGTGTAGGCGATCGTCACGTTCTGGCTGCCCTTCGTGAACGCGTAGCCGCGCAGGTCGATCCCGTACTTGCGCAGCACCCAGCCGTCGGGATCCGTCGCCGAGGCGGACACCGCGGGCCGCTCCGGGATCAGGACCCCGTCAACCGTGACGCTCGTCACTGAGATCGGGGGGCTATCGGGAGTCGGCGGGCACTGATCGAGAAGCATCCGCGCCCTGCCGTTGCCGTCCCGGGTCTCCGTGTACTCGGCCGAGATGAGCGGACGCCCGAGCTGCGACAGGACCCATTGAGACGAGGACGTGATCAGCGAAGCGAGGACGTCGTTTGACTCGAACGGCACATCGGGGCCGATGGCCGCGAGGACGTCGTCAATGGTGATCAGGTCGCTCATGAGTTCTTATTGAAGGCCGGGCCCCCGTGAAGAGGCCCGGCCCCGTGGTGCTAGACGAACGTCGGGTCGAGGACGAGTGCGGCGGCCTCGGCGATGAGCGTGTGAGTCGCGCCGGCGCCGTTCACCGTGAGCGCGAGCGAGTAGTACTTCGTCAGGTCCGTCACCGCGGCGAGGTCGATCTCCGCGGTATAGACGCTGTCACCGGCCGGGTCGGCCCACTCCGTAACGGTGCTGGCGATCTCGGTGCCAGAGCTACCGTTTGCATCAGTGGCCCCGCCGTGGAGCGAAACCTTGAGCGCGGTCGGGGTGTTCGCGAGCGTGGACGTGGTGACAACGACGAGGAGCTTGCGCCCCTTCGGCAGCGCGGAACCGAGCATCCAGTCGCCGGAGCCGGCGAGGGTCGCGGAACCGTATGCGCCAGTGCCCGCCGCGATCGCGGCGGCGTTGCACACGTTGAACTTCGTCTCCGAAACCAGCGGGAGGTGAGCCTTGGTCAGGATTCCCATGATTGTTCTCCTTGCCCAGCCGGACTAGCTGCGGCTCCCAGCGAGGGCGGTGAGGTTGGACACGTAGTTGGTCGCGTCAGGCAGGAGCACCTTCGCCGCGAGCGTCGGAGCGCCGCCCATGTACAGGGTCGACCGGAAGGACTGGAGGTTCTGATCGAACGCGAAGGCGATCGTCGTCGCGTTCTGCGCTCCGCCCTGCTCGAACGCCAGGAAGTAGCCGTCCGGCTTCACGAACAGAATGTCGCCGGTGGTGTCGAGGGGCTTCGCGGCGAACGACTTGTAAAGCGGGTACCCGAGGAGACCGCCGCCGGGGCTCGCCTTGAAGTCGGGCGTGTAGAGCGGATAGCCGCCGGTGCCGCTGATGAGCACGCGGACCGGACCAACCGCCGTCGGATGGGCAACCCAGAACCCGCCGGGTCCCGTGAGGCTCATCGCCTCCATCTTCATGATGTCGCCAGCGCCAAGCGCGGTCGCCGTCGAGTCGCCCTCGGCGAGCGTGTTGAGGCCGGGCGCGTTGATGATGCCGAGGGGCTCGTTCTCGCCCGTCCCGTTCATCACGTAGTTCTCGACCTTCCAGCGGATCTTCTCGGCCATCTTCCGCTCGATGTAGGCCGCGAGGAACACCATGTCCCGGAGCGACTTCTCGTCCACGTGCACGAGCGACTTCACGCCGTACATCGGGACCTTGAGCTGCCCGACCGCGGGCTTCGACCCGGTGATCGCGACGCCCTCGGCCGTCTTGGCCGCGGTGACCGCCGCCGTGCTCCACGGGGCGTCCTCGTCCTTCGGGACGGTGATGATGTCGGACTGCGTCGGGTACGGCATGAGGCCCCGGATGAACGAGTCCTCGGCCGCGACGAGCGACATGATCCCCTGCACGAACTGCGGCGGCAGCGCGTAGCCACCGTCCGCGCCGACCGACTCGCCGGCCCACGTGGTGACCGCGTTGACCATCAGTCGCGGATCGACGCGCCCCGCGGTCACGGCGTTCCGGGCAGCAAGGAGGAACTCCCCGAGGCCCTTCTTGAACCCGTGGTTCTCGTACCCGTGAGCGACCACGTTGCCGGTGATGGCAGGACGGGTCGACGTCTGCACCGCGGCCTGCGGCACCGGGGTCATCGAGACCGTGGGCTCCGGCTGGACAACGCGCGACTGCGGCCGCGCCTGCTCGGCCTCAACCTGCTCGGTGAACTCGAAGTTCTGGATGCTCTGCCCGAGAGCAACGTACTCGGCCTTGAGCGCCTCGAACTTCCCGTTCTCCTCGTCGTTCATCGGACGGCTGTCGACCTGCACCGCGGCGGTAAGGGCGGCCATGTCACCGGCCACCTGCGCGCGCTTCTGGACCAGCGCCTCCTTGGCGTTCATCTCGTCTTCTCCTGCCGGTCACCCGGCGTCGATGCGTTGGAGCCCGGCTCGCCGGGTTGCTGCTGCCCGCGGCCCGCCGCGGGAAAACGTCGCTTGAGGTCGTCGGCGTCCGCGCATGCCTGCGCGAACAGTTCCTCGGGGGTCCTGGCGCGCGCCTCGTGCTTCTTCTTCTCCGGGCGCTTCTCGTGCCCACCCTCGCCCTCGTCCATGTGCTCGATCTCGTCGGTGAAGCCGTGCTCCATCGACTCCTCGGCGTTCATCCACGTCTCTTTCGCCATCATGTCGAGGCACTCTTCGACCGACTTTCCGCACTTCCTCGCGTAGGTTTCAGCGATCGTGCGGTTCTCCTTGTCGAGTACGTCCGCGACGGAACGCAGATCGGATGCTCGTCCGATCGCCATCCACGCCGCCTCGTGAATCATCCATGTAGCGTTAGGCGCAGAGACAACCTTCGGGCAGGCCATGGCAATGAAGGTCGCGGCGCTGGCCGCTAGGCCGTCAACGTATGTGACCTTCTCCTCGCAATCGAAGCGACGGATCGCGTTTTCGATCGCCTTACCGTCCCACACGGAGCCGCCCTCCGAATTAATCCGCACCGATAGCTTACGGATGCCCTTCAGTTCCTCGAGTTTCTCAATCACTTGCTTGTCGGTGACGCCCTCCTCCCAGAAGGACTGACCGATCGGCGCGTAGATGATGAGCTCCCCCTCCCCCTTGTCGTTCTTCTTGGCAGCGAGGAGGGCGGGGGACGCGGTTCCACCCCGGAAGCCCATCGCGATTTCACGGGCCCGCTCCAGAGCCCGCGGCATCTGCCACTTGTTCATGCGGCCTCCTCCCCGTCGCGATCTATCCAGAGTTTTTCGACAAACCGCTCCGCCGCCTTATCCGGCGGCTCCCCCTGCTCAAGCGCGTCGGCGAATGGCGCGAGGTCCATAGGTGCCGCATCTCCCGGCAGGGCCCGCGTTGCAAGTGCCCACGCTGCCGCGCAGTCTTGGGCAAGCCCCTCGGCCGAGCGCGGACGGTCATCACGGATGCGGCGAGCGTGACGGGCGAATGCGTCCGCGAACATGGCGGTCACCGCGTCGCGCGCCGAGAGGGTGGGCCGGGTATTGACCGGAGCCGGCTTATCGTCGGGCGGCTCCTCGGGTTCGGCCCCGTTGTCTGGATCGGCGGGCTCCTGTAGGTCCGCCTGCTGCCGATCGATCTTGATTTGTGCGGGCTCCGTGAACTCGTCGCCGCCCTCGACGGGCGGCAGGCCAAGCCGCTCGCGCACCTCGTTCTTTGTCGGGATGCCCTGCTCAAGGTGGTACTGGTACACCTCGGGCAGCGCGTTGAGCCGAGCCGTCTTCTGCTCCTCAAGGAGTTGATCCAGCGGCTTGACCGTGCTCTGCACCATCAGCACGTCGCCGCCAGGAACGGAGTTCTTGCCGACGACAGCGCGCGCCTCGTTTCGCGTCCAAATGCCGTCGTTCACCGCTTGGGACAACGCGGCAATCTGATCCTTGAACGATCCCAGGGTCAGGTGCGTCAGGTCGTGCTGCACTTCGCGCCACGGCAGCCGCTGCGGGAACAGCTTGCGCGTGGCCTCCGCGTCGAACCTCTCCGCCCACGGCCGCAGTGCATTGCGATAGAAGCCCAGGTACAACTCGCCCAGGTTCGTCCATGCCTCGTTGTCGGCGAGGAGTGTGGTGGGAACGCCATAGAAGCGGGCGATCTCCTGCACCTGGAACCGGGCCGCCTCGACCAACATGGCCTGCTGCGCGTCATGGTTGACGGCCTGATACTTGAACCCTTGTCCCACCACGGAGAGCCCATGCGCGTTACCGGGCCCGCCGCCGTGCTCATCCTCCCACCGCTCCCGTGCCTGTTTCGCCTGCGCCGGCGTGACGTTCTTTTCGCTCGTCAGGACGCCTGCGATCACGGTTCCGTTGGCGAAGTAGGCGGCGCGGTAAATCTGCTGGGCGTGGGCCGCACCGATGGCCTTCGCGGCGCGATAAACGATCGAATCCCCAACCCACCCCTTCAGCGAAGGGCCGTGGACGTGGAAACAGTCGATCGCCTCAAGCCGGCCAGGGCCGCCCTGGTACTGCGCGATCTCGTAGTAGAACCCGGTCTCGTCGCGCTTCGGCGTCACCCGGGCCGGGTCGATGGGCCACATGGCAAACAGGCGGCCCGCGTTGTCCCGCTGAATCTCCGCGTAGCCGTTCCCGTCGCCCGATAGCGCAGACCAGTAGAGCGCCTCCTCGACGGCCTGCGGAGTCAAGGCGTCGGGCGCATCCCGGACCGAGGCTCCATAGTTGAGTGTCCACGCGACCGGATCGTCGTGGAGCGTCTCCCGTACCCCGCCGCGCCGGATCTCCGTCACCGTAATGGGCGCCGGAGCTAGGCAATCGACGATGAGGCGACAGCACCCGTACACGGCCGCGACCTGCACGGCGCTGTCGGGCGTCACCATCACCCCGGCTTCCTTCAGCCAGGGGGAGAGCAGGAACCAGTTGGGCGGAGCAACGGACAGCCTACCGGCCGCACGCGGACGGAATAGCGCCGCGAGCCGAGCGCGAAAAGTCATCGGATAACGCTCCCGCGAGGCGGGGTACCGTTCACCCGCTCCGCATCTCCGAGGACGCGGCGCGACGCAAGGGGGTCGCTACCGAAAGAGCCTAGAGGAGCACATCGCCCACGTGCGACTCATCGGGTTCTCCCCGGGCCTGCACGAGGGCGTCAATGACCGCAACCGCGACGTCGATCTTCTTGAACTCGTTCTCGCGCACCGGACGGATGTTTCCGTTCTCGTCCGATTTGGCTTGCAGGTTGCCGACGCACAGGGCTGCGACCGGGGACCCGTCGTGCTCGAGCCGGCCGTCGAGGATGGCGCTCTCGAGTTCCTTCATCGGCTCGGACATCGTCTTGGCGCCCTGACGCACGGCAACGACAGTCACCCCGCCTGCGGCTAGGTCGTTCTCGACCTCAGCGGCGATCCAGTCGTCAATACACGCCTGCACGTCCGGGAACCGCTCCACGAGACCGACCACCTTCGCCACGAGGGGGCGGAACGTCATGGTCGCCGCCGGCGTACCGTCCTCGTCCTCGAGCAGGGTGATCCACCCG